CCAATGGCTCACGCGGCACTGGCGCGGGTGTGATGCCGGTCGGCGATGGGTCCAACGCGGGCACGCCGGGCACCAAGCGCGACCTCACGCTGGCGATGCTCGACGCCGCCGTGCAGCAGGCGTGGCAAGCGGGCGGCAAGCCGACGCTTGGCATCATGTCCGGTAACATCAAAGCCTACTTCGCCACCCTCTCCCAGGGCGGCACGGGCAACGCGGTGGTGGCTCAGAACATCCAGAATGTTACGTCATCGCAAGAAGTAACCATCATGGGCGCCGTCGATGTCTATCGGACGAACTTTGGAACGATCCAACTGGCGCCTGATCGTTTCTGCCCCGCCAACCAGATCCTGCTGGTCTCCACCGATTATGTCGAACTGGCGCCACTACCTGGACGCGATGTCATAGAGCTCGATTTCGCCAAGACAGGAGATAATACCCAAGGCGCGGTGTTGTTTGAAGGCTCATTGAGGCCAACGGCCCCGAAAGCACACGCATGGATTGCAGATCTCAACCAATGAGTGTATTATCTAGGATTAATTCCTCTTGTCCTGCGGTTAATAGTCTGTCGTATCCGCCTGCACAAGAGGCATTTCCTGGTATCGGGGCCACCGCGATGCTGACGCTCGAAATAGACGTTCTCGGCCGTCAGTTCATGTCCTCTCGAACAATGGAGTCGGGGGATCGCGATCTCTCGGGCGCGCATTTCTTTCATGCGCTTCGACGCGACGATTGGAGCAAGGCCGCGCCGGACGTTGATGCTTCCGGTAACGGCTTCGAGGTGATCGGGGTTGATGCAACAGGTAACGCGGCAGAGATGGTCGATCTGCAATCCTTCCGGGATCGGCCCCTTGGCGTATTCGTAAGCGAGGCGGTGCGCCGGAATACTGGCGCCGCGTCGCCCGGAGGGGACTCTTCCGTAGTCGCGGCGTATCACGCCTTCCCATACCCAACAGCCGCAAAACGGAACGGGAATGCAACGCTCAAACAATTCGTCGAGCGAAGCGGGGAAATGCTGCAAAGTGGTCATAGCCTTTGGTCCTTTACGGGAGGATCATTGAGGTCAGGAATGTCGCCGGCTTCCAACGGCCGGCGGCGTTCCGTTTCTACCATGGAACGCGCCCATGGGTAACCTGCTTTACGAAAGTCACGATCCCGTAACGCTCCGCCATACCGAGGTGGAGCGAGAGGATGGCGGACTGTTGTTCGTCCACTCTCAGGACACCAAAGCGATCACCGAGAGCGCCAAAACGATCGCATCGAACTTCGACCCCCACGTCAGACGCGATACCGTCCACGTCGCCCGCATCCCGCTGGTGATCTGGAACCGCCTGAAGAAACTGGGGATTACCAGTGATGAGAAGGCGCTGAACGCCTGGTTGAACGACCCGGACAACAGCGTCTTCCGAACCGATGATCGGAGCACCCTCTGAAATGGCCAGCGGAACCTCGACCACCACACCACCCCCGGCGCCGATGCGGCGCACACCGGGGATCGGCCCCGACGCCGCCACCACTCCCAACATGAACCGCGGCGGCATCATGCCGCCTGGCAGCACGGCGGGCGTCGGCACGGTGCCGCTCGCGGGCATCGGGATGCTGCCCGGCACCGAGGACGGCATGACCGAGATCAAACCCCTCGGCCCGCTGAAGCCCGTCCTGGTGGACGGCTTCGACCGCTCCCTCCTGGGTAAGCTCTATCCTGATGCCGATGATCCCGTGGCCGCCGCGATGGCGGCGGCGGAGGAGCGCATCCGGGTGGGGACGATCGCCGAAGAGTCTCTTCACCAGCCTTTTTACACCGCCGATGGCGTCCAGTCCCCCGGCAACCCGGTGTTCGATCCGACCCCGCCCGCGGACGCTACCGCGCGCGGCGCGGGCCAGCATCGCCCGGCCCCTGGCGAGAACGACCCGCCGGTAGCAGGGGGTCCGCATCCCGCCCCGCAACAGTCCACCTCGACCACGCCGCCGCGCGGTCAGCACGACGATGACGATGACAAGAAGCACGACAAGAAGAACGACAAGAAGTAGGTGGCCTCTTACCAGCAACTCATCGACGATGTTCAGAACTGGCTGAATCGTAGAGATTTAGCCAGCCTGATCCCTGGCTGGGTGCTGATGGTCGAAACCGAGATCGCCGAGACCCTGCGGGCGCGCTGCATGGTCACCTTCGGCGAGCAGGACATCGACGCCGCCGAAATCGCTCTTCCCGATGACTTCGCCCAGATGGAATCGATCAGGGACGCCACATCGGGCGAGCTGCTGAAGCTGAAAGACGAGTGGAGCGGGCACTGGGTGGGGAGACAGTCCAGCGCCTGGCAAGAGGGTGCGGTCGTAGGGGCTGTTGGACAGGTCTGCACCGCGTATCGGCTGAAGGCGAACTGTATCGAGTTCCTGCCGCATCCGATCATGCCAGACCCCCCGGACCCGGCGCATCTTTGGCAACGGGTCATCATGGGGTGGTATGCCAAACCGAAGCCTCTTCTCCTGCCGTCCGACACCAATCCGGTCCTGGAGGCCCTCTACGGCGTCTACCTCTGGGGCGTGATCAAACATGGCGCGCTGTTCGAGCTGGATGATGACAGGGCCGCGCAGGCTGACGCCCAGTGGCAACAGCAGGTGACGCGGGCAAATCTTCATAAGCAGCAGTCGGATTATGGTGGCGCACCGTTACGATCCGAACTGGTATCGTTTGGATGAGCTTCGTCGTCCACCGGGTCGCCAAAAGCGCCGCGCGCTACACCGACGCGGGCGGGCGGGAGAAGTGCGGATACTGCCGTTTCTTCGTCGCCCCTCGCGCCTGCGGCAAGGTCATCGGTCCCGTCAGCCCCCAGGGTTGGTGCAAATACTTTAGCCGTCAGGTAGCCCAACAATATAGTGGCGCCGGCATCACGGGCGGCGGTGGTCCTCCCGGTATGACGCTCGATCTCAACTTCATGTCATCCGGCAACATGCCCGCCGGCGTCACGTTCACACGCGCGTCATCCGCGACATACACCGACGCCTCCGGCGTGATCCAGACAGCCGCGACCAACGCGCCGCGCTGGGATTACGCGAACGGTGTGTTGCGCGGGCTGCTGATCGAGGAAGCGCGGACGAATACCCAACCATGGAGTGGCGATCTGAGTCATGCGCCATGGGCACCGGCGGCTCTGGGCGTGATCGCGCCGACTGTCACGGGTAACAATGTCGTTGCTCCGGATGGCACACTGACCGCCGCGCGCATCGTCATGCCCGCGGTCCCCGCTGGTGCGAACGCGAGTTTTGTTGGCGCCAATTCTGGATCGGGCGCGGTGCCGACGACCTTCTCCATTTGGTTGCGTGGCGCGGTTGGAGGAGAGATCGTCAATGTAAGCGCCAGCAACTTCACTGTTTGGGCACATACGACGGTAACTCTGACCACGGTCTGGCAAAGGTATTCGTTCACGACGACGCCGGCAGGCAACTGGACGTTCTTTGTCGGCGCCGACATGCGCGACGCGACGCAGACGCCGACACCGGCGCAGACGTTTCATGCGTGGGGCGCGCAATGCGAGGCGGGCGCGTTCCCGACCAGTTACATTCCGACGACATCGGCGACGGTGACGCGGGCGGCTGATGTCGCTGTCATGCCGGCGAATGTGAGTTGGTATGCGCCGCCCCCCGGCACGATATTCGTCGAAACATTGCAACAGGCACTAATGAGTAAGGCGGCGGCGGTGGTCGCGTTGGCCAACGGGGCCGCCGGGCCGCATACGGGAATAAATGTGAGCGGCGCGAATACCGTCAATATATTCGATAATACAGGCGGGCTTAATTTGTCCATCGGAGCGGTCCCCGTCGCCACGCCGTATAAAGTGGCACTCGCATTCGCCAACGGTTCACAACGCGCCAGTTTGAATGGAGCCGCGATCGTCAGCGCGGCGACGGCGACGATAACCACTGGTGTCACGCTCCTGGCCATTGGCGGCGACGGCATCGGTTCGCAGATGAACAGCTACATTCGCCGTGTTCAATTCTGGCCGCGTCAGTTGACCGATGCCGAGTTGCAGCAGGTGACGACATGAACGACCGGCCCTCATACCCGTGGTCGGAAGGCGACGCTTTGTTCGCCACGGAACTGAACGCGGCCATCGCCAACGCGGGCGGTGGACTGGGCGGCGCCGAGAATGTCCTGGTGCATGGTGCTGATCCAACGGGCGTGACGGACAGCACGGCGGCGTTCAACGCGGCGGCGGCGGTCGTCGCGTCGGGCAGCACACGGCACAAGGCGGTTTATGTCCCGACCGGCACATATCGCGTTAATGGTCAGATCAACCTGACCGCCTGCCAGGCGTTCTACGGCGACAGCCGCGGCTCGTCGGTGCTGATGATCGATGACAGGTTCGATCCGGCGGCGGCGGCGGTGATCATGGTCACGGCGTCGAATTACGATGCCGGTCCCGTGCTGCGTGATTTCGGCATCACATTCGCGCAACCGCTCGATCAGGGCTCGCGCGCCAACTTCATGACCCTGGCGGCGGGCGGCACATCGGGACCGGGCGGCACGGGCGTCATGTATCCTCCCGCCATCGCGTCCGGCACTTCTTCTTTCCGTATCCAGGTCATCCGGGTGCGCATTCAATGCGCCTGGGTCGGCATTACCACAAACGGAAACAACACGGTATTTTGGCTCGATGACATTGAAATGTCCGCGCTGAACATCGGCGTGAATGTCGGAGACGGGCCGGGTGTGCAGGACTTCATGCACATAAATCAGTTCCACTTCTGGAGTTTTGGCATCAACACGGCGAATGCGCTCTGGAATGTTTACAGTGACGGGCAGACCATTTCCCTTCAGGTTGGACGATGCGACGGCCTGAACATCAAGGATTTCAGTTCGTTCTGGGGGCGGTTGGTGTTCATCGGGGATGGCGGGTTCACGAGTTGCCATCTCGTTAACGCCATGATGGACGGCGATGGGGCTACCATCGAGGTCAACGGCACCGGCATCGGCCATCTGTTCATCAGCAATATGTATGGATCAGCGGGGACCACGCGGGTGCGTCCGTTGCTTGGCTTCAATGCCGCCGGTCATATACGGATCAATAACTTTTATTCTCACTCGTCATCGAACTTTCCAGAGATTGTGGTGTCGAACCCGAATGCCGATGTCGCGGTCAGCGGCTTTTGGAACACTTTTTATACTTTGGGCGTCAACTGGGCGCAGATCGTGCGCGGCACGCTGCGGCTGACCAACGGCTATGTTGCTCCTGTCGGGACACGCACCGCGCCGGTCATCGAGGAAACCACCAACGGAAATCTGGTCATCGACAACGTGCAGATCGATGGTGGCGGCGCCGCCGGGAGTGGTGGGATCGCGGTGCGGATGGTCACCGCCGGTCCGGCCACGATGATCGGACGGGTGTCCTTCACCGCGGGGTCTACCTGGACGTGGTCGCTGCCGGCGGCGCTGAGTTTGACGACTTATAGCCCGAAGATAGGATTTCCGGGCCTTCAGGCAAGCACGACCTATGCCAGTGACGCGGCGGCGGCGGCGGGCGGCGTGGCGATTGGACAGCTTTATCGTAACGGCTCCGTCGTTCAGATCAGGATAGCGTGAGCATGGATCAGCAAATCCCCGTCAGCTTGTCCCGTCAGCAATGGGAACACGTCCTCACGATGATGGCTGAACAGCCATTCAAAGTATCCGCGCCGTTGATCGCGGAGGTTCAACGTCAGTGCCAGATGTTCGACATGCGGCAACGCGCGACCCAGCAGCAGCCGCGTCTCGTGCCGGAAGACTACGGGCCGATCGAGCAATTGGCGGAATGACCGTATCCATCACACCAGGGCACTTCGGCCCCCTCGGCTACGGCTCGATCGATGGGCGGCCGGGGCGGTTCACGGCCAGGGGCTATGACATCCCCGGCGTCACCAGCCTGAGCCAGGGCCGGTTCGGTCCTGACGGCTATGGCGCCGATACATCGATGTGGCAGTCGCCTGGGGACTGCGCGACCGGCGTCTGGACGGCGCCCATCATGCCTCCCCCCGCGCCTGCCCGTAGGTCACGCCCTTATGGTGTCGGCGCCTATGGCGTCGGTCCCTACGAGCGTTATGCCACCCCATGGATGAAGCCGGCCACTTGCTCCGTGGGAACCTGGGCGCGGTCCGCATGAGCTACTCGGTCACACCCAACCTCGGACTGAAGAAACCGACCCCCGGCGCCGACGACGATATGTGGGGGACGCACTGGAACGATAACGCGACGATCCTGGATACCGCTTTCACGGCGATCGACAGCACACCGGTGTCGATCACGTTCGTGCTGTCCGGGAAGCCAGCATCAGGCGCCATCGCCAACGCTCCTGTCGCGATGCCCCTGTCGGTGCCCGCCGGGCTCGCCGGGACGACGGTGTTCGATAGCACCAGGGCCACGAGCAACGCCGCCTTCACGCTCAACCGCATCGTCAACGGCACGACCGTTACACCCATCGGCGCCGTGACCATCACGCCCGCGTCCAATACATCGGCGACACTGACCGGGGCGGGCGGAACACTCGCGGTTGGCGATGTGCTGCAACTCATCGCGCCGGCGCAAGACGCTACTTTGTCCGATGTCGGAATCACTCTGTTGTGTTCGAGGATTTAGCGAATGGCCCTGCTTTATAGCGCCGCCGCGCAGACCGCCCAGCTACAGGCGCTCATCAACAACATCGGCACCGCCACCACTGGCAGTCTCGTCATCTACTCCGGCGCGCAGGTCGCCAAACCGGACACGACCCCCGGCCCGACCGGGTCGCTGGTCGCGATCACGCTTCCGGCGCCTCCGCTGACGATCACGACCGGCGGCACCGCCGCCGCCTCGGTGACAGCGCTCGCCGGAACGTGGCAAGGCGTCGCCGGAACGGCGGGCACGGCGGCGTCGTGGCGCATCTTCAACAACACCGGCACCGTTTGCGTCATGCAGGGCGTGATGACCGACCTCGTGCTCAACAACAATAGTATCGCGGTTGGTCAAACAGTCAGTGTGACATCCTTCGCGATAACCGCCGGCAACTTCTAAATGGCCATCGCGCTCGTCTCGAATGTCACCATCCCCGGTAGTCCAACCGGCGGGACAAGCGCGTCCATCAACACGACCGGCGCCACGCTTATCGTTATCACCTTGTCGCAATACGACGCTTCGGCGTTCGTCGCGCCAACGGACAACAAGGGCAACACATACACCGGCCTGACGCAACGGACGGCGGGCACCGGCGTCGGACGGGATAACGCCGGCGCGCGGCTTTGGTATTGCGCGGGTCCGATCGTCGGCGCCGGCCACACCTTCACGTCAACAGCCGACTATTCCTCCTGCAACGTCATGGCCTTTAGTGGCGCCGCCACGGTGTCGCCGGTCGATGGGGAAACCGGGGCCACGGCCGCGACAACCCCCCTGGCGACAAACTCCGTCACGCCCACGGCTAATAACGCCGTCCTCGTCACCGGGGCTTCTTTCGGAACCGCCAGCGCGACCATCACTGGCGGCTTCACGATAGCCAGTACAGTGCCTTTTGGAGCGTCGAACAACTACGCCAACGCGGGCGCCTACCTGATCCAGACAACCGCCGCCGCCGCCAATCCGCAATGGACGTTCGCGGGAAGCAACGGCGGCGCGGTTGTCATCGCGGCATTCAAGGCGTCCACCGGCCTCGCCCCGATCACCGGCACGCTGGCCGTCACCGAGGCCGCCGATACGATCACCGCCGTTGGCCGCGTGGCTGTCGGTGGCACGCTGGCTGTCACGGAGCAGGCTGACACGGTCAACGCCGCCGGTGCTGTCCGCGTCGCCGCCGCGCTCGCGCGCACCGAGGCCAACGACACGCTGACGGCGGCCGGGACAGTCACATCCCCCGGCGCGATCAACGGCGCGCTGTCGGCGTTTCAGGCGGTGCAAACGCTCACCGCCACCGGCAAGATCCTGGTGAATGGTGGACTAAATCGAACCCAAAGCGCGCAGACACTCGCCGCGACCGGAATCGTGGGTAGCCTCGCGCCACCGCCACCGGGGCAGAGTGTGCAAGTGATCATAATGTCATGATCGGGAGAGGATGAGCCATGCCATCGACAGCGGGACAGATGACCCAGACACCGACCGGCAACCCGCAATGGCGGGCCTGCGACGGCAGCAGAGTCCAGGGCTTCCAGGCCCCGATCGCGCCGCAGACCAATCGCCCGCACACCGGCTACTCCTACGGCACCTACAGGGACTGGGTGCTCAGAATGGGCTACAACCGCACCAAGGGCATCGCCGGCTGGCGGGTCATGCTGCCGACCGGCGCGGGCTGGTATGTCGCGGTGACCGACGACAGCTCCGACGCGCCGACCGGGGTGACGAACACCGCCAACAATCCACCAGCGGGCGTGAAGTAGGAGACACCGATGGCGGATAGTTATACTACCAATCTGGCACTAACAAAACCAGAAATTGGCGCCTCGCGAGATACGTGGGGGACCAAGGTCAACGCCAATATGGATACACTGGACCAGTTCGTCTCCCGGTTCTGCGTGGTTGGTATGATCGCCGATTTCGCCGGCCCCACCGCGCCATCAGGCTGGCTCATTTGCGATGGTCGAACCGTTTCGAGAACGACATATAGTAAACTGTTCGCCGTGATTGGCGGATACTGGGGGGCCGGGGACGGTTCCACGACGTTCAATCTGCCGAACATGAACGGCCGTGCCGCTGTTGGCCCTGGCTCCATGACTGATCAGGGTGGAAATGTCGTGGCGTTCGGCTTCGCCACGGCGTTCGGCTACGTCTACAACACGATCCAGCAGGCGAATCTGCCCAACTACACGCTGACGACCAACGCGCAAGGCGCGCACGCGCACGGAGAGACGACGTTCCTGGCGGGCGGGCACGGACATTCAAACTTCAACGCGGGATACCATAGCCATCCTGGTTCTTTCGCCGACGACCACGCGCATACCGGCGCCACCGACGTGCAGGGGTCGCATAACCACACCGTGCATCTGCCTGGCCAGGGCGTGGGCACGTCGGGTGGTTCTTTCAATGTCATGTCGGATTTCTTTGGCGCCGGCGACTACGGGACAAGCACGAACGGGGCGCATAACCACAACTATAACACCAACTTGTCGGGGCCGTTACACCTGGGTATCGTCGGTGACGGCGACCACACCCATACCATCACGACGGTTCCCGACCATACGCACACGATCCCTTATGACGGCACGCACACGCATACCGTGACACTCGGCGGCGGCGGGACGGCACTCACGGTTCTGTCCCCGATCGCGGTCGTCACGAAGATCATCTACGCCGGCGCCGAAGCCGCTATCGTCACCGCCGCCGATATCCCCGCCACCCCGGCGGGCTCCGAGATCGAGGCGCTGCGCGAAGAGATCGCGGCGCTGCGGGCCTTGTTCGAGACGCCACGCGCCAGGATGCTGTCGGCGCCCTCTCGCGGCCCGCACTAAATGCCCCGCGTCGCCCAGGCCCCTCCGCCGGGGATTTTTAGGAACGCGACGCCCGAGGCGACGCCGGGCAGGTGGTATGATTCCAACATGGTCCGCTTCCGGGGCGGGCAGTTGCAGCCGATCGGCGGCAATGTCTGGTTGACGGGGTCCGCCGCCAATGAGCCGATCAGGGATATCCTGACGTGGCATGATAACGCGGGTGTGCGCTGGGCGGCGTTCGGCACCGATATCTGGCTTTACGCCTATCGGTTCGATACCCAGGCCATTTTCAACATCACCCCAGCGGGTGTCGGCCCGCTCGATCCCCCCGGCGCGCTCGATGGCTATGGGCTCGGCGACTACGGCGAGGAGACCTACGGCACGGCGCGCGACCCCGGCGACATCGGCCCCCAGGACATAGCGGCGACGATGGGTGACAGATGGTCGATGGATACCTTCGGCCAGGATCTGCTCGTCGTGCCGACCCAGGACGGACACCTGTATCGCTGGACGCCGGTGACGCCAACGGTATTGCCCGTTATCGTGGCGGGCGCGCCCGACCAGAATCGCGGTGTGATCGTTACCGACCAGCGCCATGTGGTGCTGCTCGCCGCCGGTGGCGATCCACGCAAGATCGCCTGGAGCGATCAGGAGAACCCCAACGTCTGGCTGGCTGACGTGACCAATCTGGCCGGTGACAAGATGCTGGTCACCCAGTCCTACGCGATGACGGCGGTGAAGGTCTCCGATGGTATTCTGATCTTCACCGCGAATGACGCGCACAAGATGGTCTACGTCGGCGCGCCTTACGCTTACGGCATCAGCCAGATCGCCACCGGCTGCGGGCCACTCTCGCCAAGGGCCGTGGTCGGTATCGGCTCGTTTTACGCCTGGCCGGGCGTGCAGACCTTCTGGTCCTATCAGGGCAACGTGCAGCCGCTGCCGTGCCCGGTGCAGGACTGGTTCTACTCCCTGGTCAATCGATCCATGGTCGGCCGCGTTTTTGGTAGTCCCAACCCGGCTTTTTCTGAGTTGTGGTGGGACTGGCCGGATGAGGGATCACTGGAAACCAATCGCTACCTCGCGCTCAATTTCGCTGATCCGGCGCATCCATGGATCATCGGCGTGCGTGCGCGCACGGCGGCCGATCCGTCGGGGACGATGGACTATCCAATCCTGGCCGGGGCGCTGGGAGATGAGTATCACAGTCTCTATCTTCACGAATGGGGATGGCTGGACAACGGTGTGCCGCGCGCTCCTTACGGCCTGATCTACGCCGAGAGTGGCGACATCGTCGCCGGCGAGGGCGACAAACGCCTGCACGTTACTCAACTCGTCTTCGACGCCGATGGCCCGCCGGATGTCCTGGGTTATCGTTTCTTCCCGCGCGAGCAGCCGCACGATGCCGCGTCCGAGTATGACACCGGTCTTTATACGGTCGTCCACGGGGGGCTCATGGACATGCGTTTCTCCGGCCGCTCCATCCGCATGAGGATGGAAGCGACAGCGGACGGCCCCTGGGCCGTTGGCCGCCCGAGGCTGGAAGCGAAAGGCGGTGGCCGCCGATGAGTATCCGTCCCGTCTCCCGCCCGCCCGCGCCGTTCACCGTTCCCGAGGGAGGTGATCTCGACCAGCGGCTGGCGGCGATCGCCACCGAACTGAACAGAAAAGCCAACGCCGGACTGGCGGGTCCCGCCTACGCCTTCGTGGGGCTTATTGCTCCAGATGGCTCGACTTATCGTTTAACGGTAGATGATGCCGGTGTTTTACATACGGAGCAGGTGCCCCGCTCATGACCTTACCAAAACGATCCACGCCGGAATCCTTCTCTCTCACTCCGCCCCCGGTGGTGGCCCCTCCTCCGCCCCCAGACCCCATTCCGACCTTCGACGCGGTTAACATCCGCGCCAGCGACGGCAGCGTCTGGCGCATCCGGGTGACGCCGATGGGGTCGATGCTGCTGGATCGTATCGTTACCTGAATGTTATCGAGCGAAGAGAAACGCGCGCGACTACAAAAGGCCCTCGATTACGGGGGTAATACCCACGACCTCGCCGACGTGATCGACCTCGTGCGTAAAGGTGAAGCCCAGTTCTGGGAAAACGGTGACGGGTCTATCGTCACGGAGATTTATCAATACCCACGCCTGAAGGCCATTTCCTTCTGGTTGATGAGCGGAACGATCCCCGACTGCATGGCGCTGGAGGACGACATCCTCGCCTGGGCCAAGACTGAAGGCTGCACCATGGCGATATCCACCGGGCGTAAAGGATGGCTGTATCACGCCCGCAAGACCGGCTGGCGAGCGCGTCCGCACATGTTCCCGGTCTATAAAGATCTGGCGGAGGACTGAGAAATGTCGAAGTCGAAGCCACAGACCACATCAGCCACCACCGATACCTCACAACACATTCCCGACTGGCTGGCGGCCACCGGCCAGAGCGCCGTCGAGCGCGCCAATGATCTCTCGCAACGGCCTTACACCCCTTACACGGGCGAGATGGTCGCGCCGCGATCGGCGGACACGCTCCAGTCGTATCAGCAGGTGCGCGACCTCCAGGGCCAGGGCGCACCCGCCTTCGGACAATCGCTCGACGCCTACGGCCGCCTCGTCGGAAGCGCCGCGCCGATCACCGCCGGGGGCGTCAACGACAACGCCAATGCCCTCTACGGCAACTTCAACCAGAACGTGATGAACCCGGCCCAGGGCCTGCTGGGCGGCTATCTCAATGGCGGTCCCGCCACCGCCGCCCAGGTCGGTCAGAACGCCGCCACCCTGATGTCGCCCTACGCCCAGAACGTCATCGACCCGACGCTGGCCGCTGGTGAGCAGGCGCGCGAGATCGCGCGCCAGAAGGTCGCGGGCAACGCCGCCAACGTCGGCGCCTTCGGCGGCTCCCGCCAGGGCGTGGCCGAGGGTGTCTCCGACGCCCAGACGCTACTCGGGACGCAGCAGCAGATCGGTCAGATGTTGAACACCGGCTGGGGTCAGGCGCTGAACTCCGGCACCCAGTTGGGCCTCCAGGCGGGCCAGCAGGGCTACGGCGCGGCCACCGGTCTCGCCAACCTTGGCGCGCAAGGTTACGCCAACGCGGCCCAGGCCGGGCAGGGTATCGCCAACACCAACCTGAACGCGGGCCTCCAGGCCGCCGCCGGGCTGCCCAACGTCGCCGGGCTACAGCAAGGCTACGGCCAGAAAGACGCCTCCTTGCTGCAGACCGTTGGTTCGGCGGAACAGGCTTATCAGCAACAACTCGATAACGCGCGCTATGGCCAGTTCATGGATCAGCAGAACTACCCAATCCAGAACATCGACCTGTTGCTCGGCGCGGTTGGCGGCGTGCCGTATTCGACGCAGGGTCAGGGCTACAACACGCAGCAGCAGACCCTGAACAAGAACGTGGCCGCCGGGGCTCTCGGCGGGGCCGCCTCGGGCGCGGCCGCCGGGACCGCCATCCTGCCGGGGTGGGGCACGGCGATCGGCGCGGTCGGTGGCGGCATTCTGGGAGCACTCGGCTGATGGCTGACTACATCCCCTACACCGACCCCGATCTGTCCCTCAACTCCGGTGTTGGCGCGCTCGCGCCTGGGTCGCTTAACAACAGCAACTGGGGCATGTCTTCCGTCTCGGGGTTCTACCCGGCCTACGCGGGCGGCACCGACACCACCAGCACGGCCTCCGGCGCGGATCTAACCAAGGCGCTGCAAGGTCTGAGCAAATTCGCGGACGGTCAAAAGCAGAACAGCGACAAGGGCCTCCCCGGCGCCGCCATGCCGCAGATCGCGCCAGCCGGTTCGCCCATGCGGCGGGTGGCGATCGACCAGCTGGCGCAGTTGTTGAACAAACGGCGCGACGATCTCCTCGCCGGCGCGATGAAGCCGGGCGGACAGGTGGAGCCGTACAGCGTTCCACATTCCCTTGGGCTCCTCGGTTTCTAAGGTGTAATGAAATGGCTGAAGAAACCACATCCACCGCGTCCGACCAGCAACTCTCCCAGATCATCAACCAACTGCTGGCGGACAGGACGGCGCAACCCGCCGTTGATCCCAACACCGGCCCCTCCTCGCGCGAGGGGCGCACCATCCTGTCGCTCCTCGGCGAGGGCCTCGGCGGTGGGGCCCAGTATGGATCGGCCACCGACCGTGAGCAGGGTGGCCTGTCCGCCCTCGGCGCGCTGGGTTCACGGATGCTTCAGGCGTCCGACTGGTCCGTCATGCCGCACACTTTCGGGTCGATCCTCGGCCAGGGACTGGACGCCGCGCGCGGCAATCTCGGCCACACCCAGGCGGTCTCGGCGGCACAGCATTACGCGGCGCGACAACTGGCGCATGAGCAGCAACAGGATCAGATCGCGCGGCTGAAAGAGGCGCTGCCGTATCTGCAACTGCAAGAGCAACAGCGCGCGGCGGTGCGGGCGCGGGAACTGCTGAAGCCAGAAAGCAATACCGATATCGGAAAGGCCGGAACAACCACGACGAGCGACGCCCTGCCCGCGACGCCTGAACTGGCCCCCGTCGTGGCCCCTGGCGGCGCGAAGTTTCAGGTCGCGGCCACGGTGGCCGAGAAGTTTCAGGGTCTGGTCAACGACCTGGAAGCGAACGGCTACAAGCTCGATCCGGCCACATCGGGAGGCTACAACAAGCGTTACATCGCCGGGACGCACACGCCTTCCAACCATGCGTTCGGCACCGCGATCGACATCAACTGGGCGAAGAACCCGCAAGGCGGGAGCGCCTCCGACCTCCCGCCGGATCTGGCGCGTAAACTGGCCGCCAAACACGGCCTGGTCTGGGGCGGTGACTGGTCGGGCAAGACGCGCGATCCGATGCACTTCGAGGTGCCGCGACAGCGCGCCGACGCCGCGCCGGAAGACGGCACCGTCCAGGCGGTCGGCGGTGATGTCGTGCCAACCGGAACCGTCATCCCACCCTCGCCACCCGGCAGCGACGCCGATGTCGCCGACATCAAAGCCGGCATGGTCGGGGCCGGCGCCGATCCCGACACGCTGGCGCCGGGGCCAGGATCATCCCCGATGGCGCGACCGGGAGCAGTCGTCACCGCCCAGGCGGGCGGGCAACCGCCTCCCGCTACACAGTTGCCGCCCATCAAGGCCGGCGACGGTCTCATCACGCACCCCGGTACCTACTCCGAGTATCGCGCGCGGGAGTTCGTCCCGCCGCCCGCGACCGAGGATTTCAACCCTGGCCTGACGCCGCAACAGCAGGGGGCGTTCGCCAATGAACGCAAAGCTCTCGATCAAAGAGCCCTCGTGGAGTCGGCCAAGACCAATCCCGATCTGAAAGTGGTCGCGGATATCAGGGCCGGACGTGAAGAATTGAAAGCCAAGATCCAGATGGCGGCGCAGGAGAAGGCCCAGAAAGCCGCGCTCGCGGTCACGAAATACAATGAGACCCAGGACAACGCGATCCGCCCGCGTTACGAGAAAGAGGTCGATGCCTACAAGGCGGCGGCGCAGGCCAACCTGACGCACTCTCAGACCATGGAACAGAAAGATAAAGAGGGTGAGATCAGCCGCCTCAACACCCGAGAGGGGTCGTTCGTTGAGAGCAATAAGATAGTTCGGGACATGATCGGCAAAGATGCCGTGGCGGCCTCGGGCCAGGTGCAGAGTCTGGAAGGGTTGCAGGCCCTGTCCGATAACGTCGGCGACAAGAACGCCACGCTGCAAAGCCTCGCCAATGTCAAGGTTGGCGGCACGACGCTGCTTAACCACCTGGCGAGCTTCGGTATCGTCCCCAAGGGTGACGCGGGTCCGATCCAGATGCTGCAGAGCGGGATCTCTGGCGCGATCACGCAGTTGCGGGCGGGCGTACAGATGGGCGCTTTGTCCGATCGCGATCTGAGCTTCATCGAGAGCCAGGGGCCTTCTCTTTACGAGGACCAGGGCACGCGCACCGCCGTTATCAGATACCTACAACAGGCGGCGAAGGCCAAGATGCGGTTCAACACGATCTACCAGGAGCAGATGGCACGGCCCAACATGGATTCAGGCACGGCGCTGGAGAAGACGCGCGAGATCATGGACGCGAAGCATCCGATCGTGCCGCAAATGACGCCGGAAGTCGCCGCCGTCTGGAACGAACAGACACCGGAAGCGAAAGCCGCGCGGGCCAAATGGGCGAGAGAGAACAGTGTGAAACAGAATATGCTTGTCCGCCAGCCTGATGGCTCCCTGATGCTGTTGAAATAGGAAAACGCGAATGGCGGACGACTGGGATCCCGGCGCGAACGCCACACCGTTCGGCCCGCAAGGCGGAGCCTCCGCTCCGGCGGCGGAGGAGTATGACCCAGGAGCGGTCGCCAGTCCGTTGAAGACGGCTTACCAGAACGGCGCTCCCGTGGCCTCGTTCGGGCGTAATCTCGGCCTGGGAACCCGCGACGTAATCGAGGGTGGACTGAGCCTGCCCATGACCGCGCTCGATATCGGTACTTATCTCGGGCGCGGCCCAATCCGCGCGGCCGGGGGCACCGCCACCGCGCCATCGGACATGCTGCACAACGCACTGACTTATATCGGCCTGCCGGAGGCGACGGCACCAGGAGAGAAACTCCGCTCCGAGGTCGCACGCGGCGGCGCCGGTATGATCGGGCCGCAGATCGCGGGCGCCATTCCGCGCATCGCGGCGGCGGTCCCTTCCATGGTCCGATCCGCGTTCGCTCCGGCGCCCACTTCACTTCCGCTCGCCGCCACCCAGGTCGCCGCCGGGGCGGCCGGCGGAGGCGCGGGCGAGGTCGCGGCGGAAGTGGCACCTGAATCACTGAAGCCAGCGGCGCGACTGGCGGGCAATATCGTCGGCGCGGGAGGGGTCACCGCCTTGTCGGACGCGGGAGGCAAGCTGCTGAACGCGATACGCGGTCTGCGGACGCCGATCGCGGACGCCTATGAGCAGCTGCGGATCTTCCCGCGCACGGCGGGGGCCGTCACCGAAAACCCAACCACGCGCTCCCTGGAAGCCGGGGCGACCAAGATGCCGTTCGCGATCGACCGGCTGCAGCCGGCGCAACGCGACACCTCCAACCAGTTCCACAACGCGGTTGAGGACACCGCGAGGATGCTGGGCGGCGAGCGAACCGCGCAGGAGGCGGGCGGCAGCGTGCAGCAGATCCTTCAGGACTGGCATGGCAACACGTTCCCACGCTCGCAGGACGCGGTCTGGAACCCGCTCAATCAACGCCTGGCTGGCGCCTCCGTCGATCCCAACGGCTATCGCAGGGCACTGGAACGCCTCGCCAACCCGCCTGAACTGGGAGGGATGAACGAGACGCAGCGGCTGGCGGGGTCGGCGTTCGCCAGGGAGCGGCTCGCCGCGCTGAACGCGGACCTGCCGCCGGGATCGTCCATGACCTGGGGGCAGGCGCAGGCGATCCGCCGCCAGATCGGCGCCGACATGGGAACCCCCGACATCATCAACAGCGTGGGCACGGCCCGTCTGCGTTCACTCTACGCCAGCCTCGCTGGGGACATCGAGAACACCGCCCACGCGCACGGCCAGGGGCGGCTGTTCAGGGAAGCCAACCAGACCACGATCGACGCGCACAACTTCATCGACAACACCCTGGTCAAAGCGATCAAGGCGCGTAATCCGGGACAGGAATCGGTCGCCCCCGACGCGGCGGCCCGCGCGCTGCTGGAGAGCAACAGCGCGATGCAGGAGCTGCGCGCCCGTGTGCCCCAGGCGGCTGATGCCCTGGCGGCGTATCAGCTACGCAAAGCCGTGCTCGCCAAGGCGGGCCAGCAAGGCGGCACCGATGTGCCATCGGCGGGCACGTTCCTGACCACGATGCGCCAGCAGCAAATAGATAAGCCAGAGGGAACGGCGGCGCTCTACAGCGATCCGGAGGTGGCGCGGAATCTCCGCGCGCTGTTGATGGTTGCCGGCAACGTCAGAGAGACTGAACGGCTGATGAACACGTCCAACACCTCCAGCGCGTCACAGGCGTTGCAGGTCCTCTCCGCTCCCGCGCGATGGGCCGCCGGAGGATATTATGGAGGACCGGTCGGGTTGGCGGCCTCGGTCGGCGCCGACGTCACGCCCTACGCCGGCGCGCGGGCGCTGACATCGAGGCCGGGTATAAGATGGGCGGGAACACCAGCGGGGCCAAGATTACCTCTCGACCCCAAAGTGGCGGGTTTGTTGGGCTATCTCGCCAATCAGTGACCTGAGTGGGACAGGAAAAGAAACGTAATAAAGAGGCCACCCGCGAAGCCGAGAATGAGATCGATGATCATAACGTCGCCACCACCCACAGGAACACACCGACCACGGCGGCCACGGCGGTGGCGTCGGTGGCCCAGCCCCAGGCGCCGCTCCAGAGCCGGGAGCGGCTCCGTCTGAAGTGCCAGTGCCAGGCGAGGGAATGGTTCATGCTCCGCACTCCGCGTTGAGGTTCTTCACGATCATCGTGGCGATTATGAACGTCGTCCCGCGCGCCAGGATCTCGTCCGCCTGTCCTGGGGTATGGCGGAGAATATCGTAGCGGCCGTCTTCGCTTTTGCCCGCCGTCCTGATGAGGCTGTAGCGGATCGTGGTTTCTGTCGCTTGCATCTGTTTATCCTTTTCACTGTTTACATAAAGGACCGGAGCCGGAGCCAGGGTCGCTCGAGACGACAGCGCCCTGGCTCCGACAGTGACGGCGATAAGTGCTGACCTATGCCGCGCACGCCACGTTGCTACCACGCCGCTTCCGCCGCGTCAGGCCAAGGCCGACCATGCTGGCGCCCAACACCGCCAGCGAGGCGGGCTCCGGCACGGACGATGCCGAGACATCACCCGTGAACGACGCGGTGAACGAACCGATGGTCGCGCCGTCGATCGCCAGCGCGTTCGACAGGTTGACGAAGGTCAGGTTGAAGCTCGACGGCGCCAGCAGCTGATCCGCCGGGACCACGTTGGAGGTCAGCACCAGTTGCTCTGGCGGGTTGGAGACCTGCACCGTCAGGCCGGGGCCGCCCAACGCGCCGAAGGCGGCGTCAGTGAAAACACCACTGAGGTAGTTGCCGCCACAGCCAGCGATGGACGAAACGCAGAACGTCCCGGAAAAATGCTGAATGACGAAGCCGCCAAACGTCGCCGCCGCGTCGATCGAGGTCGCCGCCAACTGGAATGATGCGCCCGCGACGTTGAAGGCGCCGCCGCCGAGCGTCACCAGAGTCCCCGAAGCGATCGACAGGTTGGTCGTGGTCCCGTCAGAGGTCGCCGTGACGGTGTTGGCGCCGCTTTCCTGCGCCATCGAGGTGATCAGCGCGGCGTAGGCCGTTGGCTGGAAGAACATCGCCCCCGTAACGATGGCCGTGGTCATCAACAATCGTTTCATCGTGTGTCTCCCTCTGTGTTTGTGTTCGTAGCCACTCATTCTGGCGCTCCAGATCCTGTACAAGCAACTCCAGTTCATCGAGCCGGCGGCGCAGATCGTTGATGAGATCGGGGACCATCATTGTTCGTTGCCTCCCATTTATCAGCGATCTTCCGGAGTATCGCCGGCACCAAAGGCATCCCGACCGACTTCGACAAATCACGTATTTCCGACGAGCACGTTCCCGTGGCGATGACTTCGCCATCCAGTAGCACCTCAATGATGAGCCGCTGGCTCGTTATGGAATCACCGTTTGCCATTTACGGACCACCCGATAACAGTCAAAGCGATCTCGGCCTTTTTCACCCACTGGCGGCGGGCGAAGTCGTTCAACTCGCCCCACTTGATATCGCCGTTCGCGAGTTCCGCTGATCCATCGACCATAGCCTTGGCGACAGATTCAGCAGAGGGCCAGGCGCTCGTTGCAGGATTGCTCACTGTCCGTTTCCATCGCGGCAGGCATTGTCGCACTCCCATTCGTCTGTTCCGCTCGGGTTGTACATCGCTTCGCGGACGCCCAGGTGGCAGCCGCAACCCGGGCATTTCGGCGTGGCCTGGTCCGGATCGTCTCGGCAATCCCGTAGCCACTGTCGGACGGTCGGAAAGACGCTCATTTCATATACCGTGGCCCGCGCGACCCCTCCGCCCGCAACGGAAAACCCTCGGCCCAGGCGGGCAGCTCCGACATGATCGCGCACATGCGATCCACACTCCCAAACCCCACGGGAGGCTCGCAGACAACTTCATCATGTATGAGCGTGAGCGGGCGATAACCCTCCTGTTCCAGGCGCAGCGCGGCATGGACAAGGAGATCTCGACACAAACCCTGTACGGCGTTTTCCGTCAGCCGGCCTCCGTAGGTCTGACAGCGTTCCCATCGTTTTGTTAGCGAATTAACACTCATATACGACACGCAATCGTTGCCGAAACGACCTGTCTCGATCAGCGGTTGGCTGTACCAGATGTATCTCCCCGAAGGCAGGCGCATCCTCAACCATTTACGGTCCTGCCTGAACCTGATGCGTCCGCCCGCCACCGCCGTCGCCTGTCCGGGATGACGCACGGCGTCGATCGCCGCCTGGTTCATGTCCTCCCACAGGCGGGGTATTTGTTTGTAAGTCCCGCGATAAACGTTAACGGCGCGTTCCGCCTCTTCCGGGGCGAGAAGGACACTCGCCTGGGCGATGCAGGTCTCGCGGAACTTATGCCATCCCATCTGATAGCCGCAGCCAAGCACCAGGGTCTTGCCGACGAAACGGGCGCGGCTGTCCTTGGTGACGGTGGCGGGGTCGATGCCGTAAACCCTGGCGCCGATCTCGGCGTAGATCTTCCGCTCCTGGCGGAACGCCTCGACCAGATCGTCCTGCCCCGCCAACCATGCCGTGCCCACCGCCTCGACCGAGGCGAAGTCGCCCGCCGCGATCTCGTGGCCCTCAGCGGGGATGATCGCGCCGCGCAGCATTTTCGAGACGACATCAAGCGGCGGGCCGGCGATGGCGTCCACCATCGCCGCACCGTGGTCGAGCAGTTCCCGGTAACCCTCCCAGTCCGCGACAACGTCGCGGGGGAAGTTCTGCACCTGCAACCCTTGTGAGATATACCGTCCGGTCGATGCGCCGTGATAGGACAAGAGGCCCCGCACGCGGCCATCGGCGTCCGCCCGGTCACTGATGGCCGCCAGCTTCTTGACGCTGATCTTCCCCGCCTCCAGACGGGTCCTGAGGACACTCTTCTCCAACAGTCCCACGCGGGGATCGGCGATCAGGCGCAGGACATCCCGCCGCCGCAGATCGGGGATCACCTCTTCCTCCGGTTCAACCTCTTCCAGGTCTTCGAGCAGCTCACCCTCGCGAGCAAGGTCGGGAGGTGGGGCCAGATCCACGCCGCGCTTCATCAGCCACATCTTGAGCGCGCCGATATTGGACGCGGTTTTCACGGCGCCGATGGTCAACAGGTTCATGTCGTGATTGAGGAGGGCAACGGTCTCTTCCGCCACGATCGACGCGGCGGCGACGAATGACAGGTCAAACCGCACACCCCTGTCATTCATGCTTTCCGTCAGGTCCCACACGTCGAGTTCCGGCTGGGGCAGAGCGGCCGTGGAGCGGTATACCTGGCGCTCAACCTTCACATCGACGGAGCAGTAGTCGCTCAGCCGGGTCATGCGGACCTCGTCTTCCCACCACGCCAGGGAGCCGTCCGCCATCCGCCTCGGTTTGCACATCTGAAGCATGAGACGGTAGCCGTCGCCGTCTTTCTTCATCGGCAGGCCGAGCGCCATTCCCGCCCCGTCAAGGCTGGCCGGCAGGGCCTGGGCGCGGGCGCGCGCCATGGTGCAGATCCAACGATCGATCGCGACCAGGGGCCAGCCGTGGCGTGGATGCAGGACGCCCTCGATCAGCAGCCGCTCGAACTGGGCGTTATGGGCGACGACCTCGCGCGTGGGGTCTTCCAGGTGAGCGCGATATTTCGGGAGCAGGTCCCGCCCCGGCCGCCACTCCCACGGCTCTTCCATGCCGATCGCCAGGCGGGCGACGGTGACCGAGGTGGAAGGGTCCGACGCATAAATGTATGCGCCGGTCTTCCTGAGATCGACCGTGCTTCTGGTCTCAAGATCGAGAAAGAGAAGATCGTTGATGTCGGTCATGGCCGCCCCTAAGAGGCCGCCCGCCCCGAAGGACGGGCGGAACAGTCAGAACTCGTCTTCCATTTTCCTCGACGACAGCATCACTTCAATGAGGTCCGGGCATCGCTGCCCGGAATGCCGTCGATGGAAAACCGTTAACGATATTAAAATTCATCCTCCATCTCTTCGACCACGGCGTCGAAGTCCTGCGCCGCCGAGGTGCGGCCGAAAGCGCCGTCGTGCTTCAGCAACTGGACGTTGCCGAGGCCCAGCGATACGCCCACCCCGATGTTGTTGTAGACGAACGGGCGCACCGAGATGTTGGCCCAGCGCCCGGCGTAAACCGCGCGCGGGTCGGTAACCGGTTCAAGACTGGCGTCAACGATGGCCGGCTTGTCCTTGGAACTGGCGGATATGAAGTGCCAGCCCTTCTCGTATCCCGCCATGTGCTCTTTCTCTTCGGCGCGGCGGACGACGCTCTCGGGACGGCGGGCATTAGCGGGCCACTTCTTCATGTCCTTGCCCCACACCTCCACGCACAGATCGTTGAGCGCCTTGAGCAAGGGCGCCACGTCGAAGGTGGGCGGGAGGAGTAAAGTCGTCGTATATTTCTCATCGGCGCCGTTGAACGAACTCGGTTCGATCAGGGAAGGAAAAGACAAGCGGCCGGGGCCGAGGCGGATGGTCGATACGACTGGTTTCTGTGCCATTTGGTTACTGGTCCTCTGTGTTGACTATTTCGAACTCGATGCGTGGAGACACCGCCACGCGCGGATCGGACGCCGGAACCAACGTGGTTCCGGGATCGGATAGTGTGACCAGCTCATTCCATTGAGCCGGCTTCTTCAACTTCTTCGCCTTCAGGATCTTCTCGATCTGGGTGGGCGAGTGGAGTTTGGTGGCGTAGGCGTCCTCACCCAGCATGGCATCCATCGTGGGTGATGCCTCATCCTCGTTCGCCCACACCCTACGGCCGCGTTTATCGACCAACTTCCACCCCGGAATCTCCTCGCCTTTGTCGGCGAGGGATTTGGCGTGGGCGCGGACGGCGGCGAGCCATAGGTCGATCATGTCCGCCTCGGTGAGGACAGAGGCGAGTTCCATGAGGGACAGACGAGAAGGATCGGGCCAGACCAGATCGCGCGGGCCGAACTCGGTCCTCGCCACGGCGAGGGCGCGATCCCGCAGCGCCGGGCAATCACCGGCGGCACGGCAAAAGCGACAGTGTTCGCCCGCGAACCTGGGCGCCAACGGATCAAGCGCGGCTTCCGCGATCTCAATCAGGTCGGCGGCGAAGTCATGGATCTCCGCCGTCGTCATCACGGTCCTCTGGGGCGGCCCGAGGGCCGGCTGGACGACCACCAGCTCGATCTGAGTGATCTCGTGGGCGAGGCCGGCGGGCAGGCTGTGCAGGGCGCCGAGGCCGTAGCCGCCCAACTGTAGATTGACCCGCCCATCGGCACGACGGACGGGGACGGCGACACCCCGCCCGGTCTTGAAGTCGGCGACGTAGAGGACCGGCGGGGCGATGATCACCGCGTCGGCGGTGCCCCAGTAAAGCTCCGAGAGGGCGGAGAGTTCGAACGCCCGCTCCAGCAATAATTCACCACCGAGGCGATCATGCGCCGCCTGGACCTCGATCTGATAGGCGAGGATCATCTCCGCGCCCTCCGGGTCTTCAGGCAGAGCGTCGAGAGGATTCAATCCTTCAGTAATGCACGCCGGGGCCAGCGCATGCAGGTCGGTTCCGCGTTGGGCGTAGACGGAGGTGGTGTTTGGCCTGCCTTCCTCGGCCCGCATCGACCCAGGGCACATGAAGCGGCGTTCAAGGGCGGACATGCCGAGGGGCGAGTGGCCTCGCGCGGGGGGCGTGTCGTTCACGCCCCATACTCCGCGAGAACCTTTCGGGCTTCCTCGGCGATGACAGGCCACGTCGAGGGATCGCACTCGGACAGGCGGCGATGGCCACCGTAAATTTCCAGGATGTTGGTGATCGCCTTGACCTTGAGCGGATGCACCGCGCCGACTTTCGACAGGAGGCTCCGCATCGCCGGCTCATCGAGGGGAGCGGGTTCCAGTGGGGGTGACGGGGCCAAGGGTGTGGCGTTGATGGGCGCTTCCGCGCCGTTGGTTTTCGCGCGGCGTGTTGGTTTTGGCGGCAAAGGCGGGGGTTCTGGCGCAATGGCGTTATTCGCCGGCGTATTGGCGTAATCCGTTGGCGCAATGGTGGCCGCTTCCGGTTCAACGGGCTCCGGGGAATTAAATGTCACGTTTGGTGTTGATGCGGGGGCCGCTTCCTCCGCGGCGTCCATCGCCGCTTCGTAACGGTCGTGGTCTGCTGTCGCGATCACTTCAGCCATACCAGGCACGGCGCCCCTCACCCGGAGACTGTTCACATCGTCCACACAGAGGGCTCCCGACGCTTCTTTCTTCCTGTATTGCTCGACGTAATATCGATTCATCAGGACAAGCAGCAGCTCCTCCTCGGTCAGGTCGATCGAGCAGTTGATTGAGATACTCACGAAGTCTCCTCCAAAAGTTGAGTGACGATCCGCCTTTTACGGCGGACGATATCGGCGACGCGGGCGTCAATGCTGTCGGCGACGGCGAGAATGGAGATCCGCACCGGGCGGGTCTGGCCGGCGCGATAGAGACGCGCGATGGCCTGGTCGATGCTCGCCGCTGTCCAGTCGGTCTCGAGGAATATCGCCCGCCTCGCGCTCTGAAGGTTCAACCCGAAGCCGGCCACCCTGACGGAGGCGACGAGAACCTTGACGACGCCCGCGTTGAACCCGGCGACAGCGCCCTCGCGAAGGGTGTGGGCGGTTTCACCCATCAGGAGGCGGGCGCCAAGGTGATGGCAGGCGTCGGCGACGGCCTGGAGCGCGGCGACGTGAACCCCGAAGAGGACGATCCTGTCCGCGCCACCCTCGATTTCGGAACGGATGAGATCAATCGCCGCGCGGGATTTGGCGAGGGCGAGGACGCGGCGGGTGGAGGCGAGCGGCAACAACATCGCCTGGAGCCGCTGCCATCCCGCCTCGTCGCCACCTTCGATCTGGGTGAGGACGACATTCAGTTCCGCCCGCTGCCCGTCTGTCATCGTCGCCTCGACCGCGCGCCTATCGGCGGGACTGATCTCGACGGGCAGGGTGTCCACGGTGAGAGCCGGAAGATCAGTCACATCGGACAGTTTCACGCGGCTGGCGCATTTCGAGAGGATTTGTCGCAGTTCTTCCGTGTTCCTGGCCCCGACTATCACGGGGCCGAATGTCTTTTGGACAGTGACGCAGAAATGGTTGAGGAACTGCTGTTTCTGTACCTTGCCTGGGATAAGGTTGGGGAAAAGGCGGCTGAGGTGTGGATGGAGTTCATCCGGTGAGTTGAGCACGGGTGTTCCCGTGGCGATCCAGACCCGGTTCGAACGGGTGAAGAGCGCGCCTTTGCTGTAGATCGTCGCGCCATACACGGCTCTTGTTCTCGCCGCGTTGCCATGGCCGAGAGCATGGCCCTCGTCGCAGACCATGGATTCCCAGTAAAGACGGAATAACTGCTTCCAGATTTCGACCCTTCGCATCAAATCGTAACTGACGATGACGATATCGGCGTCGGAATCGACGACGGAACGGCCGTTGGTGATCCGCTGGACGCGGGCGGACGGACGCCAGGCGGCGATGTCGGCCATGGTCTGCGGGATCAGCACGGCGTGGGTGATCCACAGTTGCCGCCCGCCCACGGCCGCTCCGGCGCGGATGAGGGCGGCGGTTTTTCCTACGCCGGGCTCCCACAGCAGCAGGTAGTGGCCTTTGACGAGAGCCGGGATGACGGCGCGTTGATGCGCCCAGAGAGCAAGGGGAGAGGTCACCGCCGCCTGCTCCGTTCCGTCGGAGACGACGCGGGCGGCTCCCACTTGTCCAAGGTCTGAAAGAACCACTCCAGACGCATGGGCTCGTCGTCTTCCGTCGTCAGGGCGCATGTGACCGGAGGGCACGAGGAGCGGGCGCACTCCCACTCCACCAGGACCGCCCGTTCATGGATCTTCGCGGCCTTCCGGCACATCGAGAAGCCACAGCCGGGGCAATTAGCGTAGCCGATGGTGAGATCACCTACCATTGCTCGTCATCCGCGACGGCGGGCTCTTTAGGCAGTCCCGACAGCAGAATCGCATCCACTACAGCCCGCAATATCAAGATCCGACCGCTCAGGCGAATGGCGGGCAGTTCACCGCGCGCCACCTGGCCGTATATCGTTCGTCCAGGGACGCCCAATACCTTGGCGGCCTCTTTGATACTGTAAGTCTGAGGGGCGGTTGCTTTGGCCATAGTGGATGCGTCATATACACACACGGCAAACATGGCAAGAGGAATCGTGATGAGGTTCACCAAGGAAAACACGCCGGAAGGGAACGACGACGACATAAGGAAGATGAACGAACGCTATTACATCGTCGCCGATAGCGTGCGCCCTGGCGGATTTACGCCGGATTTCCTGGAGAAGTTAGCTGAGGTAATCCGGGAGGAGGTGATGGTGCAGCGACGGTTAAGGGAGGCTTTCCGAGACTATCAACGAAAGGGTGGCACAGATGGCGGATAATTGCCTCTTGCATTATGGATTGAGATGGTTCATATAGGTTTGGTCTCGCCGAAAGGCGGACAAAGAAAAACCGGCGGCGCGGGGGAAGGCGCCGCCGGAAGTGGGGGTGTGACGAATCGAGTGGAAAAGGAAGTGAAGCAGATGAAAACGAGCAACGCAACATTGATGACGAAGTGCCGGGACTGCTCCGGGCATGGGATGAGAAGCCTCGACCACCCGAATGATCCGAACGGGCGGTCCTGGACCTGCCGCGAATGTGAAGGGACCGGAGAGGTCGTGGCGTCTTGCGAGTGCTGCTCCAGGGACGCGGTGGAAGTATTCGATGGGCTGATGCTCTGCTCGGTGTGCGCGGAAGAGCAGCGACTGGACTACGCGATCGACGCGGCGGAGTGGAGAGCATGAGCGGGCGTCTGACCGCTTACGACATCCGAATGATGCTGTTGGAGTTGGATATCGCGGAGAAGCACCGGGAGATGCCGGGGCTACACGACTCCAGCATCAACTCGGTGCGCCAGACGCTGCTGCGCGCCAGCCTCGGTGAGGTGACGGTGGAGACGGAGGAAAAACCATGAGCGCGTGGCTTAAAACAGACGATACGGGCCGCGTCTGGATCGTCGATGCCGAAGGCTGGGAATACGCGGGACCGTATGACACCCCGGAAGAGGCGCTGAAAGCTCACCCGGAAGCCGAAAGCGAGGACGCGCCATGGACGAGGTGATGAGGGGGATCGTGGAGGATGACCGCGCGCGGCGTCTGGGAGCGGCGCTGACGGCGTTGCGGTGGACCTCGGGGGATCTGGCGGAGGTGCTTGGCGTCGGCGTCAGCACCGCGCGGAGGTGGCGGGAAGGGCTATATCCGGTCCCGGACGCCGTCATGGCCTGGATCGAGGGCCTCGCCGGCGCGGTGGCGGCCGCGGGGCCGCCGCCGGTGCGGGTTCGGGTTGGGCATCGACCGTCGAAGGAGATGGACGAATGGGCTGAATGGGGGTGAGCGCATACTACAACGAGAACGATCCCGCCGCCGCCGCGTGGCTGCGGGAGCTGATCAAAGCGGGAGAGATCGCGGACGGCGTGGTCGATGACCGTGGAGTGGAGGAGGTCACGGCGCATGACGTTCGAGGGTTCACGCAATGCCATTTCTTCGCCGGCATCGGGGCATGGTCGCTTGCCCTCCGGCGCGGCGGCTGGGACGACGAAAGGCCGGTCTGGACCGCCAGCCTCCCCTGCCAGCCCTTCTCCAACGCCGGGAAGCGAGAGGGAGTCGAGGACCGGAGACACCTCTGGCCCGTGTTCTTCCGGCTCATGCTCGCCGGCAAGTGCCCGTTTGTCCCGGTCCTTGGCGAGCAGGTTAGCGGCCGAGGCGGCCTCGAATGGTTCGACCTTGTATCGGCTGACCTGGAAGGTGAGGGATACGCCGTCGGGGCGACAGATACCTGCGCTGCGGGGTTCGGCGCGCCGCATCTTAGACAACGATTGTATTGGCTGGCCGACGCCCAAATCGATCGACAGCACATCGAACCGGGAAAGCGCGGAGAGCCGAAAGGCGCGGGGCTCGTCGGGATCGATCAACCTGACGACGGCGTCGGAGCTGGCGGGCTGGCCGACGCCGATGGCGGGCACGTCGGCCAGGGGCGGAAACAACGAAGCGGGGAACAACGACAGCAGCCGGAGGACGGTGGCGCTGACGGGCTGGGTCTCGCCGACAGCGGGGGATCATGGACGCGGCGTGAAGCCGCCGCGTTCATGGGACGCGGGGATACCCCTGTCGCAGCAGGTGGCGGGGATCGCCCCGGCCCGGTTAACGGCCACTGGGCAGCTGCTGACTGGCTGCCGTGCCGGGACAACAAATGGCGGCCAGTTGAACCCGGCGCATTCCCGCTGGCTTCAGGGGTTGCCGCCCGTGTGGGACGCCTGCGCGGCTATGGCAATTCCCTCTGTGTCCCGCAGGCGGAAGCCTTCGTCAGGGCGGCCATCGACGCCCTCTGGTGAGGATTGGTGGTAGCGGGAAGATGAAACCGAGGGGGTGAACGATGACGAAGAACAACGACGACAAAACACGCGGGTTGAACCTACGGGATATTCCCGGCCTCGCCGCGATGCTGAGGGAAGAGCGGTGGATCGACTGGTGGCGGCAACCGATCAAACGGAAAGACGGTAAGCCGGGGTTCCGCAAGGTGCCGCGCATTCCTGGAACACTGGAGAACGCCAGATCCAACGACCTGACCGGGGCGAGAGGTTATGATGTCGCCCGCGCGGCGGCGCTGGCGGACAAGGGTCTGGCCGGGGTTGGCTGGATGATGCTGGACGATTTCGGGCGCGCGGCCATCGATATCGATCACTGCCGTGACCCCGTGACGGGGAAGATCGACGGATGGGCGCTGGCGCTCCTGACAGCCGCCCCAGGGGCGTATCGAGAAGTGACGCCCTCCGGGACTGGCCTGCGGATCATCGGGATGATCAAAGCCGCCGCTGGGGCAGAACCCGTAGAGGCGTTCCAGGGCAATCTACAGGTGAAGGCGTGGGTCGAGGGGCTGGAGGGGTCTGGCGGCGAAGAGGAGCGAGCCTGGTGGGGTAAGGGGATCAAGGCCCGCGCGGCGGTGGAGATATTCCACGCCTGCGCGCGGTTCATCACGGTCACGGGGTGGGACGGAATCGGTGATTGTGAAACCGATATATCGACCGTCGTGGAATGGCTGATGGAACGGGCGGAGAAAGGGCGGACGATGGCCGGCGTCGCCGCGCCACCGCCCGCCATGCTGCTGGGCGAGATCGAGGATGTCATCGCCTGCCTCGCCGAGATCCCCAACCCCGATAGCCCTGACTGGGACCGCTTCGCGGTCAGGATCGGGATGGCGGTGTGGGGCGCCACGGGCGGGAGCGAAGAAGGTTTCGCCGCCTGGGTGGATTGGTCGGCCAAAGCCGAGAGTCAGCATGACGAGAGCGTTTGCCTCGAGCGGTGGAAACATTGGAGCACCTCGACGCCACCGGGGTCGGGTATCTGGACGCTGATACGTCGGGCGCGGGAGACGGCGCCGGGGTGGCCGCCGCCGACGTGGCGACCAGAGCGGGTGTTCGAGGTGGTCGAGGGGCCGGAAGGGAACGGAGGCGAGCCCCCGCCGGGGGAGTTGGAAAGGCCGGCGGGCGAAACGACCCCGGCTGGTGGTAAGAAGAAAAAACCCGCCGCCGTTGGATCGGTCGTCACCGAGGGGAACACGGCGGACGCCTTCACGACGCTGCACGCGGAGCATCTTCGTTTCGATCACACACGCGGCAAGTGGTCGTTGTGGGACGGCACGCGGTGGAGGCGGGAAGAAACCAAACTCGCCTACCGCTGGGCGCACGCGGAAGCGCGACGGCTGGCGCGAGGGAAAGGATCAACGGTCGCGGTGCGGGCGGGTAAGGCCGCCTTCGCCGCCGGGGTCGAACGACTGGCGCAGGCGGGGGAAGCGTTCGCGGTCACGCATGAGATATGGGACCGCGATCCATGGTTGTTGGGCACGCCGGATGGCGTCGTTGACCTGCGGACGGGAGCGACGAGGGAAGCACGTCCAGAGGACTACATCACGCGGTTGACAGCCGTGGCGCCCGCCGAGGGCGAATACTGCCCGTTGTGGCTGGCGTTCCTGAATGAAGCCACCGATGGCGACGCGGGGATGATCGGATTCCTTCAGAGATGGTTCGGCTACTGCCTCACCGGAATAACCCAGGAGCACGCCCTGGTATTCATTCACGGCGACGGCGGGAACGGAAAAGGTGTCGCCATGAACACCATTCACGGGATCATGGGCGACCACGCGGTGAACGCGGCGATGGATACGTTCGTGGTGACACGCGGCGATAAGCACACGACGGATCTGGCCATGTTGGACGGCGCGAGGATGGTGATGGCGTCGGAGGTGGAGGAGGGCCAGACCTGGGCCGAGGCGCGGATCAAGGCGATCACGGGCGGCGATCCGATAACCGCCCGCTTCATGCGGCAGGACAATTTCACCTTCATTCCGAGGTTCAAGTTGACGATCAGCGGCAATCACAAGCCGGCGCTGAAAGGCGTCGATAACTCCACCCGTCGCCGGTTCAATATCGTCCCGTTCAATAAACGACCCGCCGTGCCCGACCCGGAACTGTCCGAGAAGCTGAAAGCGGAATGGCCGGGGATTTTGCGATGGATGATCAACGGGTGCCTGGAATGGCAACGAGTGGGGCTGGCCGCGCCGGATAAGGTGGTGGCCGCCACCAGGGATTATTTCGAGGCGCAGGATTATTTCGGGCGATGGCTGGAGGACAGATGCAATCTCGGATGGGGTCTGAAAGACACGCCCATCGCATTGCTGCGCAGTTTCGAGGACTGGTGTCGGACTAACAGGGAAGAGATAATCGACAGTCGTAGACTGCATGGAATGTTGGAGAAAACAAAGGGTGTCGATTTCGCCAGGGGCAGGGACGGCCGTTTCGTCACTGGAATAGAACTGAAGGAAACGACGGTGGCCAGAGAGAGAAAAGCGGCGGAAGAGGCCGAAAAAGCCGCTGCCGCCGGGGGTGGTGGCGCGCCCGTGCCCGAAGAAGAAGCCCCCGGAGAGTTTTGATTTTAGATAAACGGTGACAGGGTGTGTCAGGTCAACCACAGTTGCCCTCATACGCGCGCCCGGGTAAACGGAGTTACGTGTTTGACCTGACATACCCTGTCACCGATTGATGTTTGATAATGGAGTGAATGATGAACGGCTGGAAAACGAGAGAATACCAGGTCCTGGGGCTGCGTACGGGCGGCGATTACCTCGGGGCGTGGGCGAAGATCAGGGCGCGGGTTGATTCTTTCAGTCCCACCGCGGCGGAAACAGGCCCGTTGGATTTTAGCGTGCCGTGGCTGCTGGAGGATCTGATCCGGGGCGTTGATTACGTGATCTGGGAATCGCTCGCGGATGAAATTGAAATGACGCCGGATGTCAGCGCCGCGTGGGCTTTCGAGCACGGCAAAATACAGGGGCGCGTGGAGGCCGCGACGGCGGGAATAAGACAGATCCGAGGTCACGCGGTCTCCGCTTTGTCGTGGTCCCGTTCGTGGGGCCTGGAATACCCAGGCATGAACGGGCTGAGGCAGGACGCACGCGACGCGGTCGAGATCGCGTGGCGCGGCTGGACAGACATGCGATACGACCTCACGGGCGCGCTCGAGCCCATGACCGCGTGACCCTCATTCTTGGGATCGACCCCGGCAGGGCTGGCGCGGCGGCGCTGATACGAGTGGAGGCGGGCAAACCTCCCGGCGCCGTTATCGCGCCTTTGTCCGATCGGTGGTTTTTGTTGGCCACACGCAATGTCAGGCTTGTCGTCGTCGAAGCCCAACATGCCTCCCCTCAAATGGGCACACGCTCGGCCTTCGCCCTGGGGCAGGCATACGGGGCCGTCAGGGGCGTGCTGGCGACGCTGCCGGGGTTGAGAGTGGAATATGTCCAGCCGGCGGTATGGAGGGGTGCGTATGGCCTCGGGGGAGGTGCTACGGGCAAAGCGGCCGGCGTCGCCATGGCCAGGGAGATCCTCCAACAGCCTGAACGGGTCCTCACCCATGACGAGGCGGACGCGGCGCTGCTGGCGTGGTGGGGGTGGCGAAACATCGTCCAGAAACAGTGAAGGCGGCCCGAGGGCCGCCTTTTGCTTTTGGTCAATGACTGATCAGGCCAGGGTATAGAAGATCCGGCCGTCATCGGCCTTGAAGATGTTGCCGCTGATCTGGCCTTCGCTGGCGCGGGCTTCGTATTCGGCCCAGTCGAAGTCCTCCAGATCACAGGCGTCCATGCCGCATTCCCGCATGTCGCCGGCGATCAGTTGAATGAACAGCGCGTTGATTTCTTCTTTCGACCAGGAAGCGCGCTTTTTGGCATCCCATGCGCCGGTTTCCCTGGCCCAGTTCAACATGGCGTCAAGCTCATCCTCGGTGTTCAACAATGGCTCACGCGAAGCCTGGTCCTTCGCCGCGTTCCATGTGAGTGCCGATGCGTTCGCGCCGTGAGTCGCGACCGAGCCCGAGAAAGCCCAGGTGTCGGTTCCGGTGATGAATGAAGTGATATCGATTTCCATGGTGGTTATCCTGTTTGACTGTTTAGCACCATCCCTATATGGACCTGTTGCGTTCATAGGTCAACAGGTATTTCGGGGTCTGTGTGAAATAGTTGCCTGAACAGGCAAACCGTGACAGGGTCGCATCTGTATCAGCCCATGGGATGTTGTCTCAATTGCCTGGAAACACGCAGAAAGGATTGAAGAATCCGAATAAGGTGCGGGTTACTTCATGGAAGCCTGGCGAGTCCGGGAACAAGGATGGTCGCCCAAAAGCGTATAAGGATATTCAGGCGTTGGCGAAGGTTCACACGCCGGCGGCGATCGCCGCGCTTGTGTTGTCGCTACAGGACGAACGAACGCGCGTGCCGGCGGCTGTCGCCTTGCTGGATCGTGGATGGGGTAAGCCGTCGCAGTCGCTCGACATCAACTCTAACTCAACCATTGAGCTGCACTTAGTGGCGGCTCGGGCTATCAGCGCAACCCTCATTGAACAGCAATCAACGCCAACAATAGAGACGATCGAGTCCACGTCTACAGATTTGCCAACGGAATGATAGCGCAATGAACACGCATCTAATCATGGAGTGTGTCCGCATACGTCCGTTTGGACATGATCCCAATGCCAAAGGTCAAGCCGCAGTCAACATGATCGCGCGATCGGGCGCACACGCGCGCGCGCGCGCTCAGGCGCGCGGGCGGGCGCCCGCCCCCCTGCCCGCGCGTGGGGCGATGGCACTGGCACCCCTTCCAAATTTCCCCGGCACTATTTTGAAAACACGTTACGCTTTTGGAATTAATATCCTTCCAAAAATTCCTCGGGGATTTCTGAATCATCATTACGATTTTGGAATTAATGACGTTGATACGTTAAATCAATGACTAATGATGTTCCCGAACACACCAACGGTCGTAGCGCCACCAAGATTCTGGCGTCTGTACCGGAGCGATTGATAAGGGCTCTACCTCCTGGATTTGTCGTTCTTATTTGTCTCAACGTATTGTTCATGGGTGTTCTCGCTTATGCTGTTAATCATAACACGGAAGCGCGTAACGCTTTTCTTAAGACCATAATCGATAAATGTCTGGAACGAGAACGATGAGTGCCACTTTAGCAACAAATCCGTTCCACGCGGCGATCGAAAAGTATGCCCGCGCGCCGATCGCCTTCGTGCGGGATATTCTTGGTCAACAACCTGACGACTGGCAGATGGAAGCACTGCGCGCGGTGGCGCGCGGGCACACCCGTCTGGCCATTCGCTCGGGGCATGGCGTCGGCAAGACGTGCTTCGCCGCGTGGCTGTGCGTATGGTTCATCTGCACCCGCGCGCCGTTCAAGGTCGCCATAACCGCGCCGTCCTCGAGCCAGTTGTTCGACGCGCTATGGCCCGAGTTCATCAAATGGCTGAACATCCTTCCTTCCGGCTGGCGGGATCTGTGGGATATTCGCTCCGATCGCGTCACGCTAAAGGCCGATCAGGAATGTTTCGTCACCGCGAGAACCTCTCGCCCCGATACGCCAGAGGCGATGGCGGGGCTGCACTCGGCGCATATTCTTCTTATCGCCGATGAAGCATCGGGCATCCCCGAGCAGGTCTTCGAAGCCGCCTCGGGCTCGATGTCATCGCATGGCGCGATAACGCTTCTCATCGGCAACGCGACCAGATCAACCGGTTTCTTCTACCGCGCCCACATGATGGAGCGGGACCGTTGGTATACCCAGAAGGTCTCCTCGGCCTCTTCCAAACGGGTCACCTCGGAGTTCGTCGATGAAATCGCCAACAGATACGGCATGGATTCAAATGCCTTTCGCGTCCGTGTTCTCGGAGAGTTCCCTCTTGCTGATGATAACACCCTCATCGGCGCCGACCTCGTCGACAGCGCCATGCTCAGGGATATCGAGATCGATCCTCTCGCCATCGAGATCTGGGGCCTCGACGTCGCCCGATTCGGCGCCGACGCTTCTGTACTGGTGAAACGAAAAGGGCGCGTCGTGACCGAAATGCCGCGCGCCTGGCATGGCTTGGACACCATGCGACTGGCCGGAGCCATCAAGGCGGAGTGGGATATCAGCACTTCCAACAATCGCCCTTCCCTCATCTGCATCGACGTGATCGGCATCGGGTCCGGCGTCGTCGATCGTCTGCACGAGCAAAATCTGCCCATTCTCGGCGTCAATGTCTCCGAAACCGCCTCAACCACCGGTAGATACGCACGCCTACGAGACGAGTTATGGGTGCGCTGCAAGGAGTGGCTTGGCAACCGCAACGTGCGCCTGCCGCGCCATGATCGCCTCCGCGACGACCTCCTCATGCCGCGTTATTCCTTCCTTAGCGACGGCAGGCTCCAGGTCGAGAGCAAGCAAAGCATGCGTTCTCGCGGCCTCCCCAGCTGCGATCACGCCGATGCGCTAAACCTTACTTTCTGCGAGCAGGGGCTGGGTGTCGGGTCCGGCATGACCTCGGGCCTGTTCGACAAAACCCCCATGCACATGAGCCTCGCCGATGGAGATCTGGTATGAGCTACAGCACCTCCGCGTCGCCCCCTTCGCCCTTCCTGTCCCAGGGCCTCCTCGCCCCTCGACAGATCGCCAACATAAACGATCCCTCGCCCCTGCCCAATATCCCCAACCTGATCCCCCAGGGGATGCGGCCCACCCCTTTGTCCGCCTCCCCCTCCGAGCAGATGCTGGCGTTCCTTCTCCCCCCGAAACACGACGAAGATCCGCCTGATTCCGACCAGTCTCTCCCTTCCGGCCTCCGTAAATACGCCGCCGGCCTGCGCCCCACGCAACGCCCCGCCGCCTCACCCTGGTCCCAGGAAATAGTCTTCGAGCGTCTCGGCAAGACGGATGTGGAAATCAACGCCGTCGCCCGTTTCTATTACAAAACCGCCCAGAACTATGACGCTTACCTGTCCCGCGAGCGGGTCACCGCCTCCAATTACTACGCCGGTCTGCCCGATGGGCCGCTGGAAGATGGCCGCTCCAAGCTGACGATGACCGTCGTGCGCGACACCATCCGCCAGACGCTGCCCTCCCTCCTGCGTATCTTCACCGGCGTCGAAGACCCGGTCTCCTTCCAGCCCCTCTCTTCCGACCACACGACGGCCGCCAACGACCAGCTGGCGACCTCGCTGGCCAGGCAGGCGACGGACTACGCGCGCTGGGCGTTGTTCACCGCCAACCCCGGCTGGACCATCCTCCACGACGCGCTCCTCGACGCCCTGACCCGCAAGGCGGGCTGGGTGCGGTGGCACTGGGGGTCCTCGAAACACACCCGCACCGAGGTCGCCGCCGGCCTCTTACTCCCCCAGTTACAGATGCTCCTCGCCGAGCCCGGCATCGAGGCATCCCGCATCGTCAGACGCCCGATGACACCGGCCGAATCCCAGGCTCTCGCCAAAACCCCCGAAGGCCAACTCTACCTCTCCCAGGGCGCGCCCGCCGAATACTGGAGCGCCACGATCACCCGGAGCGCCACCCAGGCATGGCCCCAGGTCTCCCACGTCCTCACCGAAAGCGTCTGGATCGCGCCCGAAGCCGCGTCCGTCGAACAGGCCCCGGCCCTGTTCATCGTCCAGGACTCTACCGTCAGCGATCTGATCGAGGCGGGCCTGCCGGAGGACAAGATCCTCGCCAACGTCGCCTCGGGGCGTGGCTCCGCCGGGCGGCAGCGGACGGAACTGATCGCGCGGTCCAACGCCCAGGGCCACAACATCGCGGGAGCCCCGCCCAACGATAAAAGCCAGTCGATCGTGCGCCACGCCGAAGGTTGGATCAGGTGCGACGCCGATGGCGACAATGTCTCCGAGCTGCTGCACGTCCATCTCCTCGGATCATCACAAAACCTCGTCATGTGGGAGCGGGTCGATGAAATCCCCTTAAGCTGCTTCACCCCCTATCGCGAGCCAGGCAGGGTCATCGGCCAGAGCCAGGCCGACATGGTCATGGACCTGCAACGGGTCGAATCCCGCGTCATGCGTGGCGTGCTCGATTCACTCGGCCAAAGCATGTTCCCCCGCACGACCGTCGTCGTGGGCCAGGCCAATCTCGCCGACACCCGCCAGACCGCGATCGGCTCGATCATCCGCGTGGCGCAGCAAGGCGCCGTCGCTGAACTGACCAAGCCGTTCATGGGGAAAGAAGCCCTGCCCATAATGGCCGTCCTCGAAACGATCCGCGAGTCTCGCACTGGCATCACGCGGGCCTCGTCGGGTCTGACCGTTGATGAGCTGCAATCAACGGCCCCGATCGCCGTCTCTCAGCAGTCCTCCGCCGCCCAGGACCGCCTCGACATGGTGGCCCGCACGTTGGCCGAGACCGGGCTGGCCCCGCTCTACAAGGGCCTCCTGAAGATGCTGGCGCGTCAGCAGGACCGCCCCAACGTCATCCGTATCCGCCAGCAGTGGATACCCATCGACCCGCGCGCCCTGGCGACCCAATGGGAGACGGCGGTCAACGTGGGTGGGAAAGGAATGCCCCAGGAGCGGCTCCAGATGCTCAGCGCCATCGCCCAGAAGCAGGAGCAACTGATCCAGCAAGGGGGCCTTTCCAATCCCCTCGCCGGCCTGCCGGAGTATCGCAACACGCTCGCCCGCATGCTGGAGACGGTGAACATCGCCGACATCAGCTCCTACTTCAAAGCTCTGCCGCCCGACTTCGCCCCTCCCCCAGCCCCTCCCCCGCCACCCAATACCGACCTCATCCTCGCCGACACGCAGAACAAGAAGACCAACGCCGACATCGAGAACACCCGAGCGGATCAACAGACCAAACGCGCCTCCCTACTCCTCGAAGACGATCGCGAACGGGACAAATCCGCCCTCGATGCCTGGGTGAAAGCGTGGGTGGCGGGGGCTACGTCCAACATCGTCGTCCCCTCTCTCGACGAGTTCAAACAAGCAATGAAAAGCAACGCCCCGGCGGTTGGACTGCTGTCCGATCTCCCGCCTCCGACCTCGCCCCAACCCCCGGCGGTCGGCGCCCCGCCGCCCCAACAGCAGAAGCCTCCCGGCCCCCAGGGCATGCCGATGATGCCTCCAGGGCCACCGAGGCCGCCCATGATGCTTCGGCAACCTCCCACACCCCCCGCTCCGCCCTCGGGCCCCATCAACCCGGAAGCCGCCAACACCATTCGTCAGTCCCTGGCGACGGGTCGCTTACCGACAGCGTATGGACAACTGACCCAGCGGGCCTCCGCCTTCCCGCTCAACGGTCCCGGCGGCCCGCCCCTGCCCTCGCCACCAGGAGGCCAACCCAGTGTCTGATCTTCCAACAAGCCAGCGGCCTCTCATCATTGAGGTGCTACTGGATGGCGAAGTCATCGCCACGGGAACGTGCTCGTCGGAAACCGTCAACTTGTCGGAGTTGGTCGGGATGCCTTTGGTGCCGGCGATGCTCCGGCGGATCGCCGATAAATGGGAGGCCAACCCATGAACCTCATTCTCCTCATCCTCATCCTCCTTCTCCTCTTTGGAGGACTTGGCGGCGGTTACTGGGCGCATTCCAACTACGGCGGGTATTACGGTCCCGGTATCGGCATCGGGGCCATTCTCCTCGTCGTCTTGTTGTTCATCCTGCTGCGCGGTTACTGAACAGTGCCGCTCAGCGCCGAACGCCTCATCCAGTGCGAGGCGGCGAAACGCTTCATCGCCGATCCGCACTTCAACGCTCTCCTCGACCGTATCGCCGAGGACGCGACCAGGAACGCGATCTTCCTCGAGGACGCCTCCAACCGCGAGGCGAACCGTCAGTTGATCCTGGCGATCAAACGGGTCTGGGAGGAACTCCAGGCCGACGCCGAGGCCCCCGAGGCTGAGGCCTCCATCAGCGCCCACGCCCAGAGCATGGAGTAACCCATGGCGTCTTTACTCGACGAGGTGCTGGGCCAGGCAGATCAGACACCTCGGCCTCTTCTCCAGCTGCCCGACGAACGGCCGCCGTCCTTCCAGCCGGACCCGCGCGCCGACGCCCTCGGCCAGACCTACAAAGACATCACCGACTACATGGCCCAACAGCACCAGAAGGGGGTCGATGAAGGTTACTGGACCGGCGGCGGGCTGCTGGAAGGCGGCCACCCGACATTGAAGGCATTCAATTCCGCCGCCGACGAATATGCTCAGGGCCTTCTCATGGGGACCACGTCGCCATCAGGCAAATACCTGAAGGCGTATCACGGCAGCCCGCACAAGTTTGATGCGTTCAGCGACAAAGCCATCGGCACGGGCGAGGGCGCGCAGGCTTACGGCTACGGCCATTATCTCGCCGAGAACGAAGGTATCGCGCAGGGCTATCGTAAGAAACTGTCTGGTCCTCGTCCCGACTATACCGGCGAGATCGCGCCAGAGCTCAGAGCGGCGCTGGAAGCCGAAGACCACCTCGGTTTCGACAGTCCGGGACAGGCCATCGCCGCGATACGGGCGCATCCCGACTGGGCGGAGCGATGGGACATTCAGAACCCAGACGCGCTCAAGGCGGGCCTGGAGGCCCACGACGCGGCGAAGTATGGCGGCCGGGGCCACATGTATGAGGTCAACGTCGCCGCCGATCCCGAGAAATTCCTACACTGGGACAAGCCGCTCTCCGAACAGCACCCGGATGTTCAGGCGGCCCTGGCGAAACTGCCGCCGCCAGATGACAATCTGATGTTTCCCATTACACCTAAATCTCTCGGACGTGACTACGTTTCGGGATATGGCTCCCAGGCACTGAAAGACGTGGGCCTCCCCGGCATCCGCTACCTCGACGCGGGCAGCCGCGGCGCGGGCGAAGGCAGCCACAATGCCGTCGTCTTCGATCCCGCCACCATGGAAATCATCAGACGCTACGGCCTCGCCGGTCTGATGCTGGGCGGCGGCGGTCTCCTCTCACCTGACAAACAAGAGCAATAACCATGTCCGAATCCACTTCCACCCCCGCCTCCGCCCCAACCCCGGCCGCCACTCCCGCGCCCGCCGTCACACCGGCGGCCCCAACAACCCCCTCGACTGACCCTGGCGTATCGCCACCAGCGAACGATAAACCGCCGATCTCCGTCTCCGAGGCGGCGCGTCTGCTGTCGCGCCAGCGGCGCGAAGGCGCGCCCCCTCCGCCTCCCGCCCAAACCCCCGAAAGGCGTCCTCCGGCGGCGGAACTGGCGAAAACACCACCTCCCGCCGCCCCAACACCCCAAACCACGCCAACACCGGCCCCTTCGCCTCTCAGCGCGATGGAAAAGGCCCTCGGCGTGCCCCCAACGGCTCCGCCATCACAAGAATCCACGTCACAAACCCCCGAAACGCCCCAAAATGCTCTTTCCGCCCTCGAAATAGACGGAAAACACTATTCCCAGACCGAATTACGCGAAGCGGTGCTGAAATCGACCGATTACACCCGGAAAACCCAGGAACTGGCCCAGCAACGCCAACAACTGGAGGCGCAACAGCGGGCGTTGGCGGAGGTGCTGCCGCACATCCAGCCGGAACTGATGCGGCTTCAGGAAATGGTGCAGAATCCGCCCCAACCGCCTGATCCCTCTCTGATCGAGACCAATCAGCAGCAGTATCTGCGCGAGCGCGCCCAGTATGAGCACGCCCTGGCCGAACAGCAGCGCCTGTTCAGTCTCAATAACCTCCAGAGCGCCGCCCAGCAGCGGGCGCTGGAGCAGCAGGTGGCCGCCGCCAATGAGGTGCTGGCGAAGGAACTGCCGTTCTGGGCCGATCCCCGACAGCGGCTGGAGGCGCAACAGCAGATCGTCGAATGGGCCACGTCCAAGGGTGGTTTCAGTCGTGACGAACTACGTGGTCTCTCCAGTCCGCATCATCTCAAGACCATGATGAAGGCGGCACTATTCGATCGCTGGGTGGAGGGCGCGAAGACCTCCGCGCCGCCATCATCCTCTGTCCCCGCGCGTGGTGCCGCACCCCCGCCCGCGCCCTCGGAGCGTATCGCCGCCGCCACCGAGGCGTTCCAGGCCCGCCCCGACGCCCGTAGCGGCGCGGCGTTGATCGCGGCGCGCCGGGCGGCGATGAACGGTGGCGCGCGATGATGACCGAAGAGGACTGGGCTCTCACGTTAAAGCAGTGGGGCCGCCTGATCAGGCGGCGGAGGAAGACCTGCAAGCACACAAGATGGAAAAGTCTTGAGCGGCACGGGAGGTGCTGCCCCTCATGCGGTACCGTTGTCGCTGATCTGGGAGACTGAACTGGACAACCCGCTAAAACCGTCTCAATAATCCGCCGTCGCCCCATGGAGTGCCATTAAGCACCAACCATGACGCGGGCCGTGCCGTCGCCAATGACTGATCACGCGCCGCGAGGAGTGCTCCGCACCAACCTCGCCTAAGCCGGATCGATCCACCGCGAAACCCCCTTTCTTCGGTTTCACCGCGCGAGCGGCTCCCCATGGAAAGACATGCGGAGCGCCGCGCCAGCGTTGGAGAATGACATGGCACTTGGATCAATGGGCGCGGCGCCGGCGAACACGTATTTAGAGCCGGCCGCCATTGGAGTTAAGGAAGATCTCCGCGATGTGATCTTCCAGATCGATCCCGACGAGACACCTCTTGTTTCCGCCATTCCCAGTGTGGAAGCGAAACAAATCCTCACCGAGTGGGTCGTCCAGGAGCTTGGGGTCGTGGCCGACAACGCCCAACCCGAGGGCTTCACCGCCAGTATGCAGGCGGTGACGAAACCCGTCCGCATGAACAACATCGCCCAGATCCTCGTCCGCACGGTGGGCGTGTCCAACACGCTGCGCTCGGTCGATATGGTCGGCGGCGAGGACGAATACGATCGCCAGCTGATCCTGCGCGGGATGGAAGTGAAGCGCGACCTGGAGTTCGCCATCACATCGCCGCTGGTCCGTACCATCACCGATCCGCGTCACATGAGCGGCCTTCCCTGTTACTGCGCCAATGGCTCACGCGGCACTGGCGCGGGTGTGATGCCGGTCGGCGATGGGTCCAACGCGGGCACGCCGGGCACCAAGCGCGACCTCACGCTGGCGATGCTCGACGCCGCCGTGCAGCAGGCGTGGCA